TCAGACATGGATGTCTCTCCTGACAAAGGGGCCCGGGCCGAATTCATCGGACAATTGAGCGACTTCGAGCGTGAAGGGTCCGCCACCTAATGCGGCGGACCACAGGGTTTGCGGGATCGACCAGCGCGGCTCGGACAGGACCTCCTGCCCCAGCACACGCCCGTCCCGGACCAGCCGCGCCAGATAGCGCTCGCGGGCCTCGCCAAGCGGGATATCCGGGCCGTCCCAGCCATCGGCCGCGATCCGACCACGCCGCAACCAGCGCGCCTCCAGTCCCTCAAGGCGAAGGTGGCACGGCGAGAGCGGGCGCAGACCCGCGCCCCGGAACGCCTGTTGCTGATGGCGGTAGCTCGGGTCATCGGGTCCGCGCAGCGCCGGTCCGATCCGCCAATGCCGCGACTGATTGCGCGCGCTCGGTGCCAGATCGACCTGCACCGCCGCGCCGTCCAGCAGCACGACCAGACTGCCCGCGGGCCAGACATCGGGCATGAAGGCATCCGTGCCCGCCTGCCCGCGCAAGCGCAGGCCGATCTCCCACAGATTGGGCGCAATCAGCCGCGCTTCGGCGAATTGCAACAGCTCCCAGCCTTCCGGCGTGCCATCGCCGATCGCCAGAAGGTTGGCCCCCGCCATCAGCGCCTTCGCAGTCGCGGATTTCAATTGGCCGCCCTTCATACGCAGCCGCAGGGCCGGGCCACGGTCCCAGACCCCCGGCCGCGCCCGGCCAAGCGGCGTCACCGTGCGCCCCATGACCGAGCGCAGCGGCACGCGGCAGTTCAGCTGATAGCCGCCCAGGGCCTCCTCCGACATCCAGACCGCCGCCTGCCCCGGCCAGGGCGTCGCCGTCACCGCAAGATGCGGCGCATGGGGCACCTCGTCGCCCCTGAGCAGCGGCAGATCGAGAAAGACCGGCCAAAGCGGGATTGCCGGACTATAGGCACGAACCGGATGCGTGATCTCCGAGCTGCGCGCCGCGCGGTAGACGCCCGGCTCGACCCGGACCGCCTCGATGATCTGGGCCGCGCCTCGTTCCACCCGGTCGATCCGCCACCGCCGGGCCTCGCCCTTGCCTTCATCGACGCGCAAGACATCGCCCGGCCCAAGCTCGGCCCGCGAGGGCGGTAGGGCGAAGCGCAGGCTGTCGCGCGCGATCACCGCCTCGGAGAGCCAACGCTCGGCCATCGCCCGCCCCTCGGGCCGGGTCAGCGCCATGGCAAGCTCGCTGCCCGAAACCCTGGCAAACTCGCCGCCCGGCAGCATGGTCTCGGCGGTCGAGGCGGCATAATCGGCGCCCGCCTCGATATGGGTGACGCGCATCCGGCCCGAGATTTCGGCATCGGCAGCGCGCAAAGCCTCGATCCCACTGACCTGATCGGCAAGCGCCAGATCATCCAGCCCGATCTCAGCAGCGACGCGGGCATCGCGCATCTGAAAGCGCAGACTGCCGTCGCGCTCAACCGCATCAAAGCCATGCGCGAGCATCAAGGGCTGCAAGGCCGCGCGCCCGCTGTCGCCACCGCCCGGCACATAGCCGCGCACGAGACCGGAAAGCCCGCTCACATCAAAGCTCGCGACACCGGCCTCGCGGCAGATCTCGGCCACGACATCCGCCAGAGGCACCACCGAGGCACGTCCGTTCAGCCAATGGCCGCGTTCCCAAGCCGCGCCGTCCGACCACAGATCCCCGCGCCCGGGAAAGGCCGGATAGGGCCGCGCATCCCAACACCAGACATGGGCGCGGCTCATGTCGATCATCCGCCCCGCCCCGGTGCGGCCAAAGGCCGGTCGCGCAGGATTGTTGGCCGGATCGCCCCAGAACTCTGTCATCGCGCGGATATAGGCCGCCTGCATGACATCATCGCGCCGCCCTTGCGAGAAATGGGGCAGCTGCGATTCCGAGCTCATCGCATCGAGGAACTTGTTCGGCTGGTTGGTGCCAAGATCAAGCGCGGCGCAGCCCATTTCCGTGAACCAGACCGGCTTCGTGCCCGGCACCCAAGCGGTCGGTTGCGCCTTGCGGATGCCACCGATCCGGTCGTGATGGGGGTTCGCCCACCAGTTGCGGATATCCTTGTAGCGCCAGACCCATGCCTCATCATAAGCGCCATCGCTGATCGGGCTGCGCAGCTGTGCCAGCCGATCCTCATCGCGGGCGTAATACCAGTCATAGCCCTCGCCACCCGCGACATTGGCCTTGAGGTAATCCGGGTTGGTGATGCGGCGCCAACCGGCGTCGAGATGATCCTCGCCCTCGCGCCAATCCGACAGCGGCATGTAATTGTCGATCCCGACGAAATCGATATTCTCATCGGCCCAAAGCGGGTCGAGGTGGAAATGCACATCGCCGCCGCCCGGTTGATAGCCGAAATATTCGGACCAATCCGCCGCATAGCCGATCTTGACGCTCTCGCCCAAAATCCCGCGCACATCCGCCGCAAGCGCCCGCAAGGCGGCCACGGCTGGAAAGCTGTGGCCCGCGCCCCGGATCTGCGTCAGCCCGATCATCTCCGAGCCGATCAGGAAGGCATCAATGCCGCCCGCCTCGGCGCAGAGATGCGCATAATGCAGGATGAAGCGGCGATAGGACCATTCCTCGGGCCCGCTGTAATGGACGCCGCCGCCCGCGCGTGAAAAATCACCGGGCTTTGCGGTGCCGAAAAAGGCCGCGACCTCTGCCGCCGCCTGCGCCGTGCCATCGGGACTGCCCGCGCGACCCGCCGCGATTGAGCTGGTGATGCGCCCGCGCCAGGGCATGACCGGCTGATGAGGCGCGCCGCTCCAGGGATCGGGGCGCGCATTGCCCGCAAGCTGCTCCATCAGGATGAACGGATAGAAGACCGCCTTTTGCCCGCCTGCCGCAATCGCGCGCAAGGCCTCGATCACCGCGCCATCGGCTGGGGTGCCGCCATAGATCGGACGGTCATTGACCCGCGCCACTTCCTGAGCCGCCCCGCGCCCGATCCCGCCCGCGCGCCAGGCCATCTCATGGCCCTCGCGCCTGACATCCTCGACCTTCGGACGCAGCTTGCACTGGCCGACGCGCAGGTCATCGCCAAACCAGCCAACCACCAGCGAGACAGAGCCCACGCGCGGCAGTTCGCGCCGCAGGCTGCGCAGCGAGTTGCCCAGATCGGTGACGCCCGCAGGCAGGTTCTGGTTCACGACCTGAACCTCGCCTTCGCCCAGATCATAGCTCACCGCAGTCGTGGCCAGCGCATATTCCCCGGTCGCCGGGATCAGCGCGACCGCCTCGACCTCGCGCGACAGACCGCGCCCGCCCTTGGCGGCGCGCAGAACCTCAAAACTCAGCTGCGGCACGCGATTGCCCCAGCGCTCGAGCGCCAGATCCTCCAGCACGACATAGGCAATGCCGCGATAGGCCGGAGCCGCCTCGCCCTCGATCGCGGCAATCACCGGATCGGGCATCTGGCTTTCCGAGCCGCGATAGACGCGCAGGTCGAAATCATCGGGCGAGACCTCTTCGCCATCCGCCCAGATCCGGCCGATGCCGAGGATCGGCCCCTCGCAAAGCGCCACGGCAAAGCTCAACCGATAGCCCACTTCGGTCACGCGCGGGCCCGAGCCCTTGCCGCCGCCCTGCGTCTTGCGCGTCTCGACCAGAGGCGCGGCCCAGATGACATGGCCCGGCATCCGCATCTGACCCCAGAGGCGCGCAACCGGCGTGCCCTCGCCAGCGGTCTGGATGCGCATGCGGTCGATGCGCCCGGTCTCGACCGCTTTCGAGCCCTGCCCGAGCAGGCGCTGATCGATGATATGGCCCACCGTCGCCCCGACGGCGCGCCCGATCACCGCGCCCGAGAGGCCCAGCACCGCGCCGCCAAATCCCGCGCCAATCGAGGCCCCTGCCGCTGCCAGAAGTATCGTCGCCATGAGATTGGTCCTTTCGTGAAATGCTAAAGCGGCGGAAAGATGAAGCGTGCCGCGATCCGCGCCCGCCACGGGCCCGAGAGCGGGCTTTCGACCACGCCATGCCGGTCATAGGCATGGACGAAGCGCGCGCCCGCGCCGGTTTGGGTGAGCAGTCCCAGATGTTTGGCAATCGCGCCGGTCCTCATGCGAAACACCAGCACATCGCCCAGAGCTTCCCGCCCGGCCGGGCGCAGATGGCGCATGAGCCCGGCCAGCAAGAGCTCGCTCCGCCCGAGTTCACCCTGCCCAAGCTCGCCCCAATCGGGCGTATAGGCGGGCAAAGCCTCGGGCTCGTGGCCATGAAGCGCGCGCCAGATGCCCCGGATCAGGCCAAGGCAATCCGCCCCCGCGCCGCAAACCGAGCCCTGATGGACATAGGGCGTGCCGATCCAGCGCCGCGCCTCGGCCACCACATCCGCTCTCCCCAGATCCGGCGTCATCGCCGCACCGGCGTCGCCTGAGGTGCGATCAGCCAATCTTCGGCGGGCAGATGCGGAAAGCCCCGGAAATTCAGATGGTTCGCGAATTTGAGCCGACAGGTCTCGGCCCGCTTGTCGCAACCGGCGATCAGGCGAATGCGGTCTCCGGCCTCGGGACGAATGCCCAAGGCGGCCCAGAGCTCGACATCGCGGCGCGTGACACCGGGGGCGAGATCGTTCTTGATCACGCCACTCAAGCCCTCGGCCGGACCCGACAGGACCAGCAGTTGCCCGCGCTCGAACCAGCCCGGCTCCTGCGCCTCGATCCCGTCCAGCTGGAACCGCAGCCCTTCATCGTCCGAAACCACGCGCCCCTCGGCGAAATAGCCGGGCCGGTCCAGATCGACCTTGCACAGCCGATCCCCCAAAGCGGCCGAACAGCGTGGATGATAGACCCGGCCTTGAGGGCGGTTGAGCGGCTCGGACAGGCCGCGCAACTCGGCGCGAAACCCGGCTCCCGCGCGCGAGATCTCGCCCAGATGCCCGCGAAAGACCAGCCGCCGGTCGGCAAGCTGGGCCCAGTCGAGTTCCCACAGACGCACCTCGGCGCCGTCCCAGCGACCGGCCATCAGGTCGATCTCGGTGATCGCATCATCGCTCAAAAGCCCGATGGCTTCGGTATTATCGACCGAAAGCCCCGCCCCCTGCACAACGGCGCGCGCGCTCAGACCCGTGTCGGGGCGAAAGCGCAAACCGCCAAAAACCAGCGGGCGGTCGTGGTCGGTAAAGCCAAGCACCAGCCCGTCCTTGCGCGTGACCGACCAGGCCCGCGCCATGCGCTCGGCCATCATAGCCGCACCTCGATGATCGGCACCTGCGGCAGATCGCCTGCGCGGAACGAAGCGACCGAGACCGCGATATGGTCGGTGTCAAACCGCACCGGCACGTCGAATTCAAAGCCCGCCGTCACCGCCGCCCCCTTGCCCGGAGGCGCGTTGAAGGTGATGATGCCGGTCTCGGTGTTGACGCTGAAATCGACGCCTTCGCGCATGTCATCGGTGCCGATCCCCATGACGACAGAGCCCGCGACCGGCTTGAGCACCGGGCGCAGATAGCGCCCCGGCCCCGAAACATAGGCCTTCACCAGCTGAAACTCGGTCTGGCGCGCATCGCCATAGCCCAGAAGCTGGTCCTGAAAATGCGGTGCGTCTTTCGGCAGACCGCTTTTGAAATCCGCCCAATCCTTCCAGCGAAAGCCGTGAAGCTGCCCGGCGCGCGCCTCGAAAAACGCGATGAGCTCGGCCACATCCTCGAGCGAGCGCAGCCCGAGCCCCGCGTCATAGCGACGACGCGAATGGGCCCAGGGCGTGCGGCGCTCCTCATGGCCGTTGACCAGAGCCACGATCTCGGTGCGCCGCTCAGGCCCGCCGACCGACCCGAAAGAGAGGTTCGCGGGAAATCTGATTTCGTGAAATGCCATGGTCAGCCGTTCCTTTCGCCACGCGCCAGCAGCCGTCCCATCTGGGCGGCAATCTGGCTTTGGCTGCGTTGAAAGCCTGCGACATCGGGGGTCGAGACATTGATCGTGACATTGACGCCGCGCCCCGCTCCGCCCCCGCTCGAGGCCACGCCCAGCCGCCCGTCTGCGCCGCGCCGGAGCGGCATGATCGCCTCGGGCCCGGCCTCGCCCATCAGCCCGGTCGCGCCGCGCATCGGAAAGCTGGTCGGTTGCGTGACGACGCCGCCCAAAGCGAAGGGCATGACCCGCCCCTGCGCAAAGGCCCCGCCCTTGGCAAAGGGCAGCGCGCCCGAGACAAGCCCGTTCATGCCCTGTGCAATCGCCCCCGCGAACGCCTGCTCGACCGGCTTCATCGCGACCGAGAACACGCTTTCGGCAATGCTCGCTGCCACGCCCTTGAGCGCATCGCTGAGCTTCAGCCCGTCAAATACCAGCCCCTCGAAGGCGCGCCGCAGCCCGCCGCCGATGCCCGAGGTCAGATTGCCGACCTCGCGGCTGGTGAAGACCATCGACTGGCGCAGCCGCGCAAGCTCGGCATCCAGCGCCGCAACCTCGCGATTGGCCGCGCTTGCGCCTGCCGGGCTGGTCGGTCCCTCGTCCAGCGGATCAAATCCGTCCTTGCTCGCCACCACGGGCCTCCTTTCATAGCTGCCGGGGCGCGCCGCCGCCCGCTGGCCTCAGATCCTCAGGTTTCCGGTCGTCAGGTTTCCGGTCGGGAAAACGGGCCGCCAGCGCAGCCAGCCGGTCGCGAGTCATCGCGCCGGTGTCAGGCGAAACCCCCAGCATCAGCGCAAGCTCGGCCGGGGTCAGAGCCCAGAATTCGGCGGGGCTCAGACCAAGCCCACCCTTGGCGGGCGGCCCCAGCCCGACGCGCAAGAGCCCGGGCCAGTCGAGCCCCGCGACGCCCGCCTCCGTCGCCACCCCGCTCATTGCTCTGGCACGCGAAAGGCACGCGCCAAGAGCTCGGCCGCGACCCGCGCCGCGCCCATCGGCCCGCCCCGGATCTCGGCATGGTGCAGCGCAAGCTCCTCGCCCGCCCCGCCACCACCACGCAACCCCGCCGCCAGAACCGCCAGCACGTCGCGGCTGGCAAAGGCGCCGGTCTCGAAGCGTTCGACCAAAGCGATCAGGCTGGTCGCGCCCAGAGCCTCTTCCAGCTCCGCGAGCGCGCCCAAGGTCAGTTTCGCGACATGGCGCTTGCCGTCGACCCAAAGGGCGACCTCTCCGGCTTTCGCATTGGCCATCACAGCGCCACGAACAAAAGCGCGCCCGCGCTGGCCAGGGTCAGCTCATAGGTCGCCTCGCCATTATGGCTGCCCGCATATTCCAGCGCGGTGACCTGAAACGGCCCTTCGACCGTGCCAAAGTCCGGGATCACCACCTGAAAACGCGGGATCTCGCCATCGAAAAAGACCTGTCGCGCGCGCTCGTCGGTGGTGTCGTCGCGAAACACCCCCGAGCCCGAGATCGAGGCCGAGCGCACGCCCGCCCCGGCCAAAAGCTCGCGCCAACGCCCCTCGCTTTCGAGGCTCGTGACATCGACCGTCTCGGCATTGAACGAGATCCGCGAGGCGCGCAGCCCGGCGATGGTCTCGAACTGGCCGTTGCCGGTCATGTCCATCTTGATCAGCAGGTCGCGCCCGTTCTGAACTGCCATGTTTCTCTCTCCTCAACCCAGATCAATGCGGGCGCGGAAGGTCAGATCGATCCGCCGCCCCGCCCCGGTTTCCACCCGCCGCGCCTTCGCGCGCTGGAACCACATTCCCACCAGCCGGCCATGGCCAAGCACCAGCGCCGCCGTTCCCAAGAGCTCGGCAATCCGCGCAGCGGCCTCTTTCACCTCACCGAAACCGCCGCTTTCATCGCTGCCCGACAGGACCGAGATCACGACATCATGCTCGGAGCCTTTCGCGGTCGCGTCGCTGGCGTCGCGCACCTCTTCGGGCCCAAGCGAGACATAGGTCCCGGCGGGCGGCGTGACCGGCATCGCGTCATAGACCGCATCGCCGATCAGCTCTGCCAAAGGCGCATCCGCCCGCAGCGCCTGATAAAGCGCGCCCTGCAGCGCGACCGAAGCCTGATAGCTCATGCCTGTCCCTCCTCTTGGGCGAGGCAGCCAAGCCAGCGCCCGGTCGCATCGCGTTCCGCCACCGCCAGAATGCGCAGGATGCGCTCGCCCAGCCGGAAGCGCTGACCGGCGCGGGGCCGGCGCGGATCTCCGGCAGGGGCCGCGCGCAGGGTGATCTGCCAGCGCACCACGCTTTTCGGCCCGACCTCGGCAAAGCTCTCGGTGCCGACGCCCGCCTTCATCTCGGCCCAAAGCCGTCCCTCGGCGCGCCAAACCGTGCGGAACCCGCCGAGCCCGTCCGGCACGCGGTCGGCGGTTTCCAGGACCAGCGCGACATTCAACCGTGGCGCGCTCATCCGCGAGCTCTCCCGCCGCGACCGGCCAGCACCCGAACCAGCCGCCAGCGCTCGATCAGCGCGCTGACCGCCTGCGGCAAGGCAGGCGTGGCCTCGTCAAAGCTGCGCTCCTCGAAATAGCGCGTGGCCAGCAGCAGCACCGCCTGGGCGAGATCAGCCGGAACCTCGTCCCAGCTGTCGCCAAAGCCCGCCGTGAAGATCACGGTGACAAAGCCGCCCGCCGGAATAAGCGGCAGAAAGCCCGAGCGCGCGATCAGGCGCGGCCGGTGGTGATCGGGCACGAGCCGCAGCAGCTCTGGCGCGACCGGATAGGCCGTACCCGCGCCGTCGCTTACCGTGACGGCGCCAAGCGCGTTCACCGGCGCCAGCGGCAAGGGCTGGCCCTCATCCTCGCGCCAATCCTCCAGCTGAAGCCGGAAGCGGCGGCGCAAGAGCACCTTGCCGGTCCGCGCCTCGATCGTGGCAATCGCCGCGCGCAGGTAGCCTGCCAGCGCCACCTCCTCGGCCGCCTCACCTGCCCCGGCAAATCCCGAGCCCAGCCGCAGATGGTCGCGGAACAGCAAAACCGGCAGCGCCCCGGCGGGGGGCGCTGTTTCTTCGACTAGCAACATTGCGATCCTCCGATGTCGTGATGCGTTCGCTCGAGCTCAAGCGGGGGCGCGCGCCGCCTGCCGTCGCACGCGCGGACAGTTGCAATGCCGGATCGGCAGAGCACGCGCGGCGCCCCCTTCGCCCGGAAATCAGGCGAAGCGCATGAGCTTGACGGCGCGCGGCTCGGTCAGACCACCGCCAACACGCTTGGTCGCATAGAAGAGAACATGCGGCTTGGCCGAGAAGGGGTCGCGCAGCACGCGCAGATCCGGACGCTCGACGATCGTGTAAGCGGCATGGAAGTCACCAAAGGCGATCGCCTTGGCATCCGCCGCGATATCCGGCATGTCCTCGCAGATCAGGACGGGATAGCCCAGAAGCTGCGCGGGCTGACCGGCCGCCAGCGAATCCGCCCAGATGAAACGGCCATCGCTGTCACGCATCTTGCGCACCGCCGCCGCGGTTTTCGAGTTCATGACAAAGCTCGCATTGGCGCGGTATTCGGCACCCAGCGCATAGACGAGATCGATCAGCGCCCCACCCGGAGCCGCCGAGTCGAAATCGCCCAGCGCGCCCGAGGCCACCGTGCCGATCTGGCTGGCGGTCGCGGTCTTGTAAGGCGCCGACGGATAGGTCAGCAGGCCCTTCGGCTTGTTCACGCCGTCGCCGTTGATGAAGGCCGCGGCCTCGGCGCGGGCGAATTTCTCGGCGATCCGGCCCGCGAGCCAGCCCTCGATATCGAAAGCCGCATCATCGAGCAGGCGCTGGCTGGCCTTGGGCATGGCCGAAAGCTCATGGACCGGGATCACGACACGCTCGACGGTCGGCGTATCAGTCTCGGTCAGCACGGTTTCCGCCGCCCAGCCAGAGCCGATATTGCCCTTGTCGACCAGCACCTCATAGGCCGCCGATTCCACGGTCACGACATTGGCGACGGCACGCAGCGAGACCTTGGCCGCGAGCCCCTCCTGGACCTGCAAGGACACCTGCGGCGCGGCAAGAAAACCGCCGTCGCTCACGGTGGTCATGCCCTTTTCCTCGATGACAAGGCCACGCAGCCCGTCATCATCGCCGTGGCGCAGATAGGCGTTGAACGCCTTTTGATGCGGCACTTCGACCTCGGCGCGGGTCGACAAAGGGGCGCGGCCACGAAGGGCGGTCTTGCGGTCGATCATGTTCATGCGTTCTTCCTGCTTCACAAGTTGATCCTGAATGTCTTTGCGAAAGGCCTTGAGTTCACCGACGAACCCCAGAACCTCTCGCGCCAGATCGCCGGGCATGTCTGTCCCGGCCGTGGCTTTCACCTCGGTCATCATCCTCTCCCTTGATGGTGAAACGTGACGCGCCGGGCCTCAGCCCTGACGCAAAGCCTCGGCACCCGCGCGGAAGGCGGCGGCCAAAGCCAAATCCTCTGATTTGCGCCCAACGCGGGCGTCAGGCAGCATCGGGAACGTGACCAGAGACACCTCCCACAGCTCGACCTCGGTCAAAAGGCGGCGCCCCTTACCGTCGCGCTCGGCCGAAATCGTGCGATAACCGATCGAGAGCCCATCAATCGCGCCCGCCTCGATCAGCGCAATCGCCTCGCGCGCTTGGGCGATCTCGGGCAAAAGCCGGCCCTTGACCCAAAGGCCACGACCATCCTCGCGGATCTCGTCCCAGACCCCGATGGGGCGCGAGGGATCATGCTGCCACAGCATCCGCACTCGGTCGCCCTTGGCGGCCAGCCGCGCCAGCGAGGCCGCGAAAGCCCCGGCGCGAACGATATCGCCGCCCTGATCGCTCAAGCCAAAAAGGCTCGCATAGCCCTCGATCTCGGCGCCCTCGGTCTTGAGACCCTGAGCCCCCAGAAACTTCATCTCAAGCCCGTAATCGCCTGAATTCATCTCATCCTCCTTTCGGGCTAAATTGCAGGATCGACTGCACCGCTTGCGTCAGGATGACCGCAACGACCCCGTAAACCGTCATCCACAGCCGCCGCTCGAGGCCCTCAATCAAGGCCTCGATGCGTTCGAGCCGCCGCTCGACCTGCTGAAACTGCAATGCCATGATCCGCTCCTGCGTCTCGAACCGCTGGTCCTGCCAGCCGAAAGGCTCCTTGACGAAACGCGAGCCCTCCATGCCTCAGCCCTCGGCCAGAGGCGGCAGGCCCAGCGCCACGCGCTTTTCCGCAACCGTCAGGAAGCTTGCCTGATCGACCCGCCGCCAATGCTGATCGCGCTCTTCGGCCAAGGCGGGCACCTGATCGGGATCGGGCCGCAGATCGACCTCGACGCCCAGATGCTCCGAGAGCCACCAAGCCACCGCCGCCGCAACCCGCGTGGCCAGTGGCAGCACGGTCAGCCGGTAAAAAGCGCGGTTGGCCTCGGCATAATTGGCATAGGTCGCATCCCCCGGAATCCCGAGGATCATCGGCGGCACGCCAAAGGCGATGGCAATCTCGCGCGAAGCCGCAAGTTTCGTCTCGTGAAACTCCATATCCGAGGGCGAGAACCCCATGGGCTTCCAATCAAGCCCGCCCTCGAGCAGCATCGGCCGCCCGGCGTTGCGCGCACCCTGATGATGGATCTCCATCTCGCTCACCAGCCGGTCATATTGATCGGGCGAGAGACTCCCCTGCCCATCCGCGCCCTTATAGACAATCGCTCCCGAGGGCCGCGCGGCATTGTCCAAAAGCGCCTTCGACCAGCTCGAGGCCGAATTATGCACATCCACCGCCACCGCCGCCGCCTGCATCGGCGACAGCCCATAATGATCGTCCAAAGGATGAAAGCTGCGGATATGGCAAATCGGATCCGGAGACCCCGTCATGTCAAAACGATGCTTGCGCCCGCCCACCGCATAATCAAAGGCAATCGGCCAACCATCCTCGCCCGCGACAATGCTCATCCGATCCGAGCGCAGCACATGCAGCTCCGAAGGCAACCCCTTCGCGCCCTCGCCCACTGCCTCAAGATAACCGTTCCCGCTCAGCAGCATCTGACCGAACAAGGCCTCGAACAGCTCCGCCCGCCCTTGCCCCGGATTGGGACGGCGGAGCAGATCCAGAACCGGATGTGTGTCATAGCGGCTCTCGCGATCCTGACAGAGCAAAGGCACCGCCGCCGCCGCTTCCGCGATCAGCTTGACCGCGCGAAAGCCGACCGGATTGCCGATGAACCCCTGCCGCACCATCGAGCCCGTATCACGCGGAGACCACACGACCCGCCCCGATCCCGCTGCCATCGCCACAATCCGCCCGGTGGCGCTCACCTTGCTCTCGGGAATGCCCGCGGCCTTGGCCCCACGCCCGAACCATGAAAATCCCATCCGTCCCTCCTCTTGCAAAGAAAAAGGGCCGCGACACCCGCGACCCTCGAGGGACATCCGCGGACATCCACCCCGTCTTTCATGCCGAAATATCCCGCAGGGTCCGGGGGCGCGCAGCCCCCGGCCTCCCGAAACGACCGAAGCTAAAGCCCGCGTACCTGCGGTCGCCGGAAACTGCCCGCAGGCTCGATCATCAGCTCATGGATGGCCCAGACCAGAGCATCGACCCGGTCAGGAGAGCCCTTGCCCTCAAAGCCCCGCACGGTCATGCGACACATCTGATCCTCGAGCGCGCCCAGACCGCGCAGATGCCGGACGCGGCCCTGCTCATACAAAGCCGCAACCGGCTCGGCGCGCAGCCCCTTGCCGCGGCCCGCGCGCAAGGCGCGGAAGGGCACCAAAGGATCGATCTGGCGAATGACACTCTCAACCAGATCGCCGCCCTGATTGACCTCAGCGACCAGCCGCTCGGCACCATGCCGCGCCATGGCTGCAATCGCCGCCCGCGCCCAATCCGAAGGCCCGCCCCGCACCGTTGCATCCTCAAGCACATAGGCCCGCCACTCCTGCGGCGCGCCCGCCGTGACGACGCCCGCGACGACAATCCCGCAGGCATCGCTCGCCTTGCCGCCCGTCACCGAAGGATCGACCGCCACGACAATCCGATCCAGCGCAGGCGCGGCCTCTACCCGCGCCCCCTCGATCATCGCCGTCGTCCAGAGCGCGCCCTCGATATCCTCAAGCAGCACCCCCTCGAGCTCCTGCCGCCCCAGCCGCGTGCCCGCATATCGCGCCTGCACTTCGGCCAGAAAGCTCTCGGCCAGATAGGCCCGGTTCGCTTCAGTGGGCGCATGGGTCGCGACCGTCGAGGGATTGCGCAAGATCGCCTTCAAGACGCCGACATTCTTCGGCGTCGTCGTGATGACCTGCTGAGGATGCTCGCCCAGACGCAATGCGAATTGCAGCATGTCCCAGGTCTCTTCTGCCTTCTTCCACTTCGCGAGCTCATCGACCCAGGCCGCATCGAATTGCGGCCCGCGCAATGCCTCGGGCTCATGGGCGGAAAAGACCTGCGCCACCGCGCCATTCGGCCAGACCAACCGGCGCCGCCCCGCCTCCCAGATCGGACGACGATCGGGCGGAGAGCAAGCGATGATCCCGGAATCGCCAAAGACCATCACATCGCGGCCCTGATCGAAGGTCTCGGCGACCAAAGCCACGCGCTTTGCCCGCCCGGGTGCGTCGGCGCTTGCCCCCTCGACCTGCCGACGCACCCATTCGGACCCGGCGCGGGTCTTGCCCGCACCGCGCCCGCCCATGATCACCCAGCTCTTCCAATCCCCCTCGGGCGGCAGCTGATGCGGCAGCGCCCAGAAATCGAACAGCCAGGGCAGGCTTGCCAGAGCATTGTCCGACAAGCCCCCCAGAAAAGCGTCAACCTCCTGAGGCTCGGCGGAGGCGAGCCAGCCTGCGCCCGATTTCATCTCGTGCCGCGTCAAGGTCGAGAGCCCCGCCCCCGACGCTTCCGGCAGCGTCCTTGCGTAACTTGTCAACGCGGTTCCTCTCTTCCAGAACAAGCTGCGTCGCCGCCCGCAGGTCGCGGACAAGCTTGGCGCTTTCCTTGATGTCGTCAGTGGCCCCGGCCTGAATGCGCAGCCTGAGCCGCGTCAGATCCGAGGCGAATGAATGGAACAACTCATCCGCGATGCTCACCACATCCATCGCGGCCTCGCCGGTTGCGGCGCTCTGGCCGACCGGTTCTCCCAAGGGCATGGCCCCCGGATCGAAAGTCATTGTCAT